TTCAGGAGTCTTAACTCTTCTTTCTCCCTGAACTGGTGCTGCCGGAGCCGCCGGTTTAACTCTTCTTTCACCGGTGCTTGTCGCAGGTGCGTCCGCACTTGCTTCATCCATTCTTTCCTGCTCTAAGTGATTTAATGCTGCCATTACATCAAAACCAGTCTTTTCTTTTACCGCTTTGCATTTCATAGTATCAGTCATAGGAAGTTGAACAGCTAAGTGCTTAATTAAATCGATAATACCTTCTGGAGCAAAATCTAAGCAATCTAGGAATTCATCTTGGCTACCAGTTTGGATTAATCTGATTACATCCTGTTCAGACATATCATATTCTAACTCTCTTTTAATTCCAAGGTCCGCAGTTGCTTCTTCTTCCCTAATCTGAAGATAGTCAGTCATTAACTCTCTACCACCAGGTTGGAAGCTTAATTTTTCTAATTCTCCAAAACTAATTCTTTTAGTTTCCCCTGGAGAAAATTCTCTTCTAATATTATCTTCTCTAATATTATAAACTACCATTCCTACACTTCTATTTTTTACAGTGTACATTTTATTTTTATCAATGTTATTCATTTTTTAATCTCCTTTTTCTCTTAAAATAAAAATAAGGGAAGAGGGAATCTCCCCCTTCCCTCGATAATTATTATCTTCAGTTTTTAATTATTCGCCAGTAGCGTCATTAACAGGTTTCTGAACTACACCAGTATAGTCTCTGATTGGAGCCTGGTAATCCCAAACATCCATTTTACCCTGCAAGTTAGTGTCAACATAAGAACAAATGTTATTAGCTAACATAGTAGTTACACCAACTTTTTTGTAAACCTGAACTTCTCTAGATCTGTCAGCATTTACATATTCATCAACGATAGTGCCACCTTCAAAAGCAATTTTAACTGGTTTGCTATCAGCTCCGTTTGGAATAATCCAAGCGTAACCAGGGTCGATAACTTTTGTAGTATGAGTAGCATCTTCAAAGCCTTGTTCTAAAATAACAACTTTAGTTCCTTTGTAGTTTGCTAATCTACCAGTTTTCCAAAGCTCATCTTTCATAGCTTCAGTATATCTCCATGCTTCAGATGGAACCATGTTTACTGCAAATTCATAAGTACAATAGATAGTAGGAACACCATAAGCAGATGCAATAGTGATTAACTTATCCATAGTAGCTTCATCGAATCCAGCAACAGCAGCTTTGTTAGCAGCTGGTAACTGATTTAAAGAAGCCTGTAAAGATTGAGAAACTTCTTTGTAAATAAGTTCATCCATACCATCCATAATAACAGCAAGAACTTCTGCGAAATCTACTCTACCATCAAGGAATTCTTCGAATCCAATCTGAGCAGCTCCGCCCATAGCACTAGTTCTTACTTCAAAACTTTCTTCGTTTTTACCAAGTTTGAATACTTCGTAAATACCAGCTAATCCAACTCTAGTAACGAACTGTTTAGCTCTAGTTTTGCTATTTAATTTTCTTCTGAAAATTGGTTTATCTCCCTGTTTGAAAGTTTTAACTTCACCTAATGTTTCATAGTGATCAGTAACTTTCTTAGGTAATACTTCATCAAGAACTTCTTCCATAATAGAGAAAACTAAGTTTTTATTTTCTCTATACATAGCATAAGTTCCTACATAAGCATTTAATTCTTCTCTTAAAGTTTCATTTAAAGCTTCATAACCTAACTTCTTGTCTCCGTATGAGTAAGCAACAGGATCAGAAGGGTTAGCTTTTGCAGCAGCTTTCATAAGAGCTACTAAATTTTGTCTATCTAACATTCTAATTTTCCTCCTTTCCTATCTTACGCAATACGAAGCACTTTAACGCCTCTTTGTCCATCAGGCATAGTGTAAACTTTAACGACTTTCCATTTCATATCAGCATCTTCACCAGCTTCAGATAAAATTCCTTTTTCATTTGGAGCAAGAACTTTACCCATTAAATCTTCTTTAGTAGCTCCTAATTCAAGATTTACGAAGTTAGTAGTATAATGATCTCCAATATTAGTTTTAAATACTCTTGGAACCATAGTAGTGCCTTCTGGCATCATCTTAGGTTTAGTAACAGCTTCAAAATGGAATGGATCATTAGTAGCATAGATATCTCTGTAATCATTTCCTAAAGCGATATCTCTGTAATCTCTAGATCTAGCATCCCAATTTAAAGTATCTGGATCTAATGGGCTATAAACTCTAGCACCATAATTTTCTTTTACCATTGCGAATTCGCAATCAACTTGTTCTTCTCTATATAACTTAGTTTCGTTATATACAAGCATCCATTCACCATCGCCAGTGAAGTTAACAAGACCATTTTCATAGTCATATTTTACGAACTGACCTTGTTCTAATACATCAATATCTTTGTCAGCAGGTAACTGAGCATAGATTTGAGCAGTTCTCTGTGCAGAAAGGTGATTAGGTTCTAATTGACCATAGCCATATTCTACGAAAGAAGCCTGGCTAGTAATATGCTTACCTAAAAAATCTTTAAGCATTATTTACTCCTCCTTGTTTTATTCATTCATTCTTTTTTCAACATTCATTGCAGCTTTAATCCAAGCTGGCATAGTTTCATCTCCAAATTCACCGTTATTTAAATTATAAGTAGTTGGTGTTTCTTCTGGAGTAGTTTCTTCATCAAGGTTAAAGTTAACCTTGTTACGAACACATAAAATAGATAATTCAGCTTCAATTTCTCTTAATGAATAAGTATCAATATTAGCTTTAACCTCTGCCTTATCTTCATCAGATAACATATAGAAGCTATTAATCATCTCTTCTTTTTCAGCTTTTTCAGCGCTTGCTTTAAATTCTCTTAAAGAAGCCACTTCTTCTTCTAAAGCTGCATAGGAAGCCTGTAATTCAGAATACTGAGTAGATAATTCTACATATTCTGGAATTTCTTCAAGAGAAAACTTAGATTTATCTTTTTTCTTTTTCTTTTCATCGTCTTCTTCTTTATCTTCCTTGTTGTCTTCAGATTTATCTTCTTTATCCTCCGGTTTGTCTTCCTTAGACGCACCTTCTTCTTTAGATTCTTCCTGAGTTTCTTTTCCCTCAGTTTTCTCTTCTTTTTTATCTTCAGATTTAGAATCTTCAGTTTTATCTGTTTTGCCCGCTTCTTTTTCCTCTTCTTTTTTCTTTTTATATTCAGTTTCATAAGCGGCAACTTCTTCAGCATTGAATTGTGGTTGCTGATTTACAGGTTTGTAAGTTTTAGTAACTTCGATTAAAGTATCTGCTGCTTTAAAACCCTCAGCCTCAGTTAATGAGAAGTTTAAACGATAAAGTTTTTGATCAACTCTATTTTCTAAAATTGTAAACTTCTGACCTTGTTCTTCATAGATGCCTTCGATGCTATAAATTGAACAATAACAGTCTTCACCTTGAGGATAAGCTTGTTCTAAATATCTATACAGTGAACTCCAAAGTCTGTCACCAATTTCTACTGCATATCTAGTAAACACTTGTGTTTCTCCTCCTTTTAATAATTCGTCCAGTTCTTTAATCATTGAATATAAAGTTTGTTTAAACTGATCATCAAATGAGAATTGAACGTCTGTGATTGTAGCACCTTCAAAACAAGGCTCACAATCTTCTCCTAAAATACAAAGTTTGGATACTACTGCCTCATTTATAATGAAAAATTGTGGAATTCCTCTATTATCTTTTGTCCAAGTCGCATCTAAAGTGTTTTTATCTAATTCCATAGACTGATTATTACCAGAGTCAATAATTCTTTGAGCCTCTGGATATTGTCCTGTCCATAGATAACCTTCGGTCATAAGATATTCTCTTTCAACCTCTCCATCATCTAAAAACTTTTGGAACCAACACTTGGCACTTAGATCAACGAAACCATAAGGGCGAGTAGTGTCTTTAATTTCAAACTGACCGTTTGATATATCAATAACTCTATTGTGCTCTTCAAAATCCCCAGTTGCTTCATTATAAAATCCTACAATCGGAGAGCCAGGTAAAGAATTTGCCATTTCAGTAGCAACTTCTTTTGTAATAATACTTCTATTACGATTTGGCTCATCTGATACGTAGCATACCTTTATTTGACATTTAGAAATCAAAGGATTCACAGGAGTAATGTTAATAAATTCACATGGTGTCTCTAATCTAACACTAGTATGTTGCATACAAATATTCCTCCTATTAACTCATTGATTCTTTGTTTTGAATCGTCTTTTCAGACTTTTGGTCATCCGCCTTTTCAGGTCGGCCCGCAGTCTTTTCCTCGGTATTTTCTATTTTATTTTGCTTATTTGAACTGTCAGATTGTTTGTTCTTACCCAAAATATCTTCTCCACTAATAGTAGAACTCATTAATGGTGGAATCATAATACTGCTTAATTGTAAAATTTCATTTTCAAAATGAGCAGTATGGATAATTGAACTCTGAGAATGTCCAAGAGCAATTTGAGGTAACATTTTTGAATAACCTAAAGTTACTTGCTCTTTATAGATTTTTGCTAGATCCTTATAATTATATTGAGTAGTTTCCAGCATATATAATTTGAAATTATATTTCTTTTTATTTTTACTTCTCTTCTGTGCAATTTCATCAAAGAATATATTGAATTGAAGAAGTAAATTTCTTAACGAAGATTCGTCGTTCAAAATAGATTTATCTAAAGCTAAATTACCATCAGTATTAAATAAGTTTCTAGATAAACCAAAAGAGTTGAACACGGTTCTTTCAACCTTTTCTAAGTCATCTGTCTTAGTGGTTGTGTTAGAATCTGCCATATCTTCTACTTGAATTTCCGCAAATGTAGTTAAAACGTCAACCCCAATTGCACGAGATAACATTTGAACTGCATTATTATGAATATCTCTAGCTTCATCATTATCAAAGATTAAATCTCCATTTTTATCCATTGGTAGCTTTTGAATTAAAATCTTTAATAACTGTTGCATTTGTTTTCTGCGGTCTAGGTCTTGAGCAGCGTCTAAATCTAATAACGCAGGAATTGCATTTACAAAATATGGCATATCATCTGCTGTAAAATTAAATTTTACAGTTTTCTCAGGATCTAATAGATACCAACTGCAATATTCATCACCGATGAAATCGCGTGGTAATTTATTTTGTTTATATAATAAGTATCCTTTTGCAAATTCTTTTGGAAACATTTTTAAGACTCTCATACGATAATTAATATCAGTAAAATTATCATCAAAGAATCTCATGTTAAATTCAATGGCTGGTTTATTTCTAATATTGTATCGAGACCTGCAATAATTAATTGGAAGCTGTTGAAGCATTACGCAATCATCAGAGTCCACCAAATAGCCATAATAGGCTCCGTTCTTAATCACCTCAAGGGCAAGGTCGCCGCACATTTTTTCAATATGAGAATTATCAAAGAAGTTTAATAAATCATTAAATTCTTTAAGAATCTTTTCATTCTTCGATTTATCATCCAGCACTTCAGGAACTACATACCAATCGTATCTATATAAAAAAGCAAAATAGTGACAAACACTAGAATAAATACCATTTGTACGATAGAAATAATTAGAAATATCTCTTAACTTCTCGATGTCTTTTTCACCAAGAGCCCGCAAGATTTCATACTTATTTCCATAGATGCTATTAACTTTCTTAATAGCTCCTAGATTTAACACAGCATCATCCAGGGTTTTAACGCCAACACGAATTTTATTATACTCTACTGGAGTTTGAGAGTTATAAATCTCTCGATTCATGTTATTTACAATATTAAAGCCTTTTTCGTGAATGATTTGCTGTCTTGTCTTCTCTTTTTCCAAATGCTCACCTCCTTCTAATATCCGGCTTTACTTAAAATATAATCATATGTTATTAAGTTTTCTTCTGTGTAAGGAATTTCTATTAATTTAAATTCGTGTAAGGCGCAGAATCTTCTCTTTAAATTATCATTATATTGTTGCTGATAAAAACCTTTCTTACCACCAAATTTAGAACTTGGTTCATAGTGCTGTCTACCTTGATATTCAATAATAAAATCTATATTGCCATCATCATCAAATACGACAAAATCAAAACGCAATAATCGTCCACTAGTACTCTTTAAACCAGGGAAGCTATATTCCATTTTAAAATTTAAATCAGCTTCTCTTAAAATTTCTTCAATCTTTATTTCTCCTCTTGAAGCTCGCATAATCTTCCACTCTCCTTAATTCATAAAAGTCCAATCACTTGCTTTAAACTTTTTCTTTTTCTTCTTATTATCTTCTTCTTGTCTAATATAATATAAACCATACTCAAAAGCAGAAAATTTATCTTTTTTAATGCCTCTATTAGCTTGTTTTAAAATAATATTTACACCTTCATTTTCTTCACGAAGATTCATCATTTCCTCTTTTAATATGGAAGTTAGAGTAAATGGTTTTAAATATTCTGACCTTTGCTCAGGTGTCATATTTTGACCTTTTGCAGTTCCCATTAATTTTACTTTAGCTACTCTTTCATCAATAAGGAACTTTACTTTTCCAGAAGATAATTGAGATTGAACATTCGCATGAGCTTCTGTGTTTATAGGAGCATTAGCTTTTATAATATATATTGCATCTTGTTCACATTCATTTGTTCTATATTTTTTATACTCATTATCAGTATCATTAAAAACTCCAAAATCTGGGAATTCTTCCAATGTATCTGGATTAATTTGCTTTTTAACCATATAATCAAGCAATCCAATACCAAGACCATTTCCGTCGATAACAAGTCTTCTTGCCTTATATTTATAAAATAATTTTTTTAGTTTAATTGCCTGATCTTCAAAGTGTGCATCATTCATAGTATGGATATTAACCAAACTTTTAATTGATGAGCCTTGAGGTTGCGGAGTCACCTTAAAAACGCACACAACCGAGTCACATCCTTTTCTACCAACGTCGACAGATAATATATAATATCCTGACTTGCTGGTTCTACCAGATGCTTCATACTCAGGCTGTTTTAAAATTCTATTTCTTTCAAATATTTCTGCATTAAAGAATGCATCTTCTACAGTTCCAGACCATTTACTTTCATATTCTCTATCAAATGAAGATTCGTTGAACGTTCCGTCCATCTTCAGGTCTCTGATAAAGTTTTTATCAAGTAATTTAACCAATACTGGAATTCTATAGGTACCGCCCATTACCATCGCCTTTTCAGGTTTAACAATTTGCCATACCAATAACTGTAT